GCAACCATCTTTTGTGATTTTTCTTCACCAGTTGCATCAGCATCATACCAGATAAACACCTGTTTAAATCTACTAAACAAATCTTCCATCGTTTCTTCGCTAAGTAAACTTGACTCTGACCTAGGTGATACTGCATTTAATCCAATGGTAGAAAACACCATAACATCCTTTGTGGATTTAGTTATGATTAGTTTATTTCCCTTTGCTGGTAATACAAAAGCACCTTCAAGTTCTTGAGTATAGTTATTCCTAAACTTCTTATCCTTGTTGAACGGTCTGTACAACTTAATTTTGTCTCCCTCAATATACCTGTAGCATGGATCTCTATCACTATCCATATAGGTTAGTGTCTCAAAGGTCCATACTTTCTTTACTCTTCTGACATTGTACTTTTTAAGTGTCTTTAGGTCGATGTTAAACTGGCCCCAAAACTCTAAATCTTTTTGGGTGTACGGTCTAACTTCTACCTTAATTACAGTTTCTTGTTCACTCTCCTCCTTATTGTACTTTATAGTAGGAGTAGGGAGTTCAAGTGGCTGTAAGTTTGACATCTGTTGATACATGTGATGAGAACTTAAAGACTTACCTGCTCTTAAGTTAGCTATCTGAAAGCAATCAAACTGTTTACCTAAACTAAAGTCATTGAACACTAGAACACCGACACGTGTATAGAAGAAATAACACTTTGGAGTATTGTCTTCTCTAAATGGATTTAGATAAGCATGTCGTAACCGAATGGGTTCTCCAAAGTAGTACTCCATGATTTGTTCCTGGCTAAAAATAGTCAGTAACTCCTCTCTGCTTACTAGCTTGTTGGTTTTAATTGTACTTAGGTCCATATGATTACTATTAATAGAAAAGAGGGGCAGGTTATACCCCTCTTCCTAATGCTATAACTAATTAACCAAATAGGTCATCCTCAAAAGGACTGCTACTTTCTGGTGCTTTGGTTACTGGTACATCTCCAAATGGATCATCATTAGTTGTCCAAGGGTCATTACCTGAGTCTACTGCATCAGGTGCACTGTCTGCAATATACTCTTTCAAATTAAAGCTATGACCGTAGTAATGACGGTAGCCATAATTATCATCAGTAATCTTGCTCTTCATGTAGTCACTCAACTTACCATTAACTGTCAAGAACATGCTGTTCCAAACATCTTGGTATTGACCGTCCTTAACACCCAACAACACTTTAACACCTCCACCTTTGTTGTCAGCCCAAGCAAAGAACTCACGCAACTCTTTTACGTTGCCTTTGATAATGTTCTTGATGTCATCCAACATGAATGGAGAGTTGTTAGTGTCGATGTTACCGTATGCTCTCAACAAGCTATACAAATCTTCTTCACCACGCAACGCTTGACGCACGTTATCCAACTTTAACTTGTTGTAGTCAGCCAACTTGCTGTTACGCTCTGACAAATCTCCCAAGCTATCAGCCCAACAAGTCTTACTGTGATTGTCGATATACTGATTCTTACCTGATTGGCTAGTGCGTGGTTGATTGCTAAGAAACAAAGCAAACTTACCTAAGAGTGGAGTGGTGATGCTATCGTGATTCTTGTAGAAGAAGTCAATACGAGTAGAGTCTTCGGTGAAGTAATTTGGTTCTTTTACTTTCTCTACATCTACTTCATACAACGCTGCAATTTGCTCACGAGTAGGGTTAATGGCTACGATTTTGATGGGAGCAATACCTGTGAACAACTTCTTGTTACTAGCTCCACTAGTTCTGGTTTCTAAATTTTCTAAATTCATTGTTTTAACTGTTTAATTTTTTTTTCTTAAGAATAATACTCGTCAATGTAATCTGTTACAACTTTCAAGTCGTTAGGAATACGGATTTCTGGAAACATACCTTGTGGTGACTTTGCTGGATACTTCTTCCAACGGTTAGTTACAAACTCGTAAGTTGCGTTGCCCTCATTATCTTCATCTACGTGAGTGTACAATGCAATTGTGAATAAGCCTTCTAACACAATCTGGTTGTCAAGAAGTTTACCTGCTGTCTTCATCTTGTAAGAAACGATAGCTCCATCGTCCATAATTTCTTCAGGATGGGAAAAGTAGAAAATTTTCAAGTCCGAACGTAATTTGCGGGCCTCCGTAAGTAATGTGACCATGTCCTTAGCCATTATGGAAAACTTGGTAAAGCCTGTTTCTGTGGCTTTCTTTACCATGTTGAATCCCATAATGTAATTGGAATCTTCTAGGACTACATTCTTAATGTGTGGTGCCTTCTCGCTGATACTCTGTAGATACTTTACAACTTGCAGTGCTTCGTCTATTTCTGCATAGTTCTTGTTTTCTACATTGTACAACAAGTTGGAACCTTTGAACGGAAGTTCTTTACGAGCGATGTTGATAATGTACGTTTCTTTTGGGTCGAGACTTTTGATTGACGTTGACTTCCCACTACCCGTGGGTCCGATTACTGCGATTAATTTACTAGACATTTGCTTTTTTGTTTATGGTTTATTTTCTTTTATATAATCCAAATCTCCGTCTTGCCCTAGTGCCCATCCATAAAGCAGTGTGAACTCTTTTACTAGCTTGATTAGGTCGTTTGTGCTGTAAGGTTCATTTGGTCTATAGTCAGATATTTCGAGCAAAGCGTCGTGATTGGCAACTAAATATTGGAACATCCACTCTTGGAATTTAATCTCTTCATCAATTGTCCACTCATGCTCTTCCTGCCACATATCTTTCATGATGTCGATATCATTAAAATTTGTACCAACTCTAGCACACATCTCAATAAGTATAATTTCTAAGTGTTTTCCTGTTTTAAGCTTTTTTAACATTTCTATTTCTTCTCTCTAAATTGTTCGTAATAGTTACCAGTAGACATTGTTTCTGCTCTAGGCAGTTCTTGAAAAAATCCACTAGCACCCTCAAAGTGTAGACCTAAACTAGCATTTTCTAGCCCATAGTGTCTGTCCTTGAGGAATTTGAGACAACGATATGTCTTACCCAAAATAGATATGTCATATCCATTGTGAGTTTCTATATCGTAACGTGATGGGTTGAACAGTCCCAACACAATCTCGTAATCCTGATGCACACCTTTGTTAATGTGCAGTTCTTCTAAAGATGGTTCTATCTTTTCTTCAATTAGATGTCCTTTGTTAGTGTACACGGCTTTCTCCGAAGATGGAGTTTGCTGATGTACAACTACGTTTACCATTTGATATCTTTTGGCAAACACATCTAAGATATAATCCTTAACCATCAAGTCAAAGGTTTGGTACGGAGTGTACTTCATCTTACTATCAGGTATAGTTTCATTAGAAAGCAAACTGATATGATCAATGATACAGAATACCCATAGGTTATCCGACTTGTACTTGTAACCTGTTAATCTTCTACTTCCATCAGGCATCTCTTTGTAGATGTTTTCGCCTATCTCTGGATTGTCGAAGTAGGCTCTGACATACTTTAAGATTCCCGTAGGGTTTCTGATGTAATCTATACACTCTACTGTTTCTTGCAAAACGCTAATGTACCTCTCTGCTTCTTTAATCTTAGTCATTAAGTCAGCACTTACATTAAAGCTACCAATAGATTTAAGTTGAGATACACTGATGTTTAGTTTGTGTTGTTGATATAGGTAACTAGAGATAAACGATAACCAAAAGTCCGTTTGGTTTTCTTCTAAGGCAAAGTAAAATATCTTGGCTTTGATGTTGCTCTTATGTGTTCTCCTTAACACATTGTGTACGGTCAGATATTTTACGAACTTGGTTTTACCTACTCCCGAAGAAGCGGTAATTGCGGTGATAGAACCTTTGGTAAATCCCCCATAATACTGTGATAGCCTATCAAACGGACCAAGGATAGAAGTAATGCCTCCTTCTTCCTTGATACGCTTGTTAGTTTCTATCACTTTTACTAAATCTTGAAACTTAACTAACTCGTGTGACATACGTAGGGATATTTAATGGTGTGGTAGGAAAAAGAAAAAATCAAAGTATTGTGTGACTTGTGTAACGCTTGTTGTTACCATTTCTAACTTCTTCACACCACTTTGATAGATTACTTACCTGAACGCCTCCTTGTAGTTTACTGATAAAGTAATGAGCCTCTTGTACGAAGCCCATACTGTTAGTTCTTTTTTGGTTGTCAAGATACAAGTCAACTGCTGCTAGAATTTCTTCTTCAGTATAGTCATAGTCTTTGTGGAACTCTTGTAGCTTCTTACGCACAGCTTTTATGTTACCACCCTTACCTGCTATACCAAGAGCCTTAGCACTAAATTTACCAGCAAACTTTCCTGCAAACTCAATCTCTTCAAGATTGATTTCTACTTCTCTTGCCTTAGGTCCTGGCTTATCACTTAAGTTTACACCACCTATGGACTCCTCTAGCTCTAGAAATTCTAGAGCCTTTGGTGTCCAAAATGTTGTATTTTTGTTAGTGACAAGAAGACCTTCGTCAAACCATTTCTGTAGGATTCCCTCTCTCTCCAAGAGACTCCACATTACTTCGTAAAACGACTTCTTCATTGTTAGTTGGTTGATTTAAAGAAAGATTTTCCTTTAGTGGGGTATCAAAATTAGGTATGTGTTCGGAAATTTGCAAGTCTTTTCCACAATAGTTTTCCTCCTCATTCCAGTCAATTAGAGACTCTTCATAAGCTCTTTTTGCCAAAAGAAAATCTGGACTTGTGTCCAGACTTTCTCCATAGCAATTAAACGATAAATCTTTTTTATCTACCATTGTTTTCTTGTTGTAAGTGATTTAGATTTTTCGATAGTATCATTTGGTCTATTCCAAGTACTTCCACAATAATCACAATCTACATACAGCAATAAACTATTGTCAATTTGCACATCACTATAGCAGCATG